CAAAAGGCGTATGAATGGTTTACTTTTGGTGCTCGTACACGTCTGATGCCGGGTGGCCGGATGGCGATTGTGCATACCCGCTGGCACCCCAACGATCTGATTGGCATGATGGCCAAGGACATGGCCCGCAATGACGATGCTGATAAGTATGAGTTCTTTGAGTTCCCTGCCATATTCAATGAGGGTTCACCCGAGGAGAGGGCGCTGTGGCCTGAGTTCTTTGACCTTGAAGCCCTGCATAGAACCAAAGCGTCGATGCCCTCGTTCCAGTGGAACGCTCAGTATCAGCAACAACCCACCAGCGAAGAAGGCGCGATTGTCAAACGCGAGTGGTGGATGAAGTGGGAAGAGGAAGACCCCCCAGAGCTTGAGTTTGTCATCATGACACTTGACGCGGCGGCGGAGAAGAACAACCGCGCTGACTTTACCGCCCTGCTCACATGGGGCGTGTTCAGCCACAAATTGACAGGCGACAAGCCCCACATCATCCTGATGAACGCCATCAACAAGCGGGTGGAGTTTGCTGAACTTAAAGACTTGGCGCTGGAAGAATACAAAGAGTGGGAACCCGATGCGTTCATCGTGGAGAAGAAGTCCGCTGGTACACAGCTGTACCAAGAGTTCAGGCGCATGGGAATCCCAGTTCAGGAGTTCACCCCACACAGGGGCACGGGCGACAAAGTTGCACGATTAAATGCAGTGTCAGATATTTTCAGATCGGGCATGGTCTGGTATCCTGCGGGTAGGCGCTGGGCAGAGGAAGTTGTAGAGCAGGTGGCTGCGTTCCCCGCGTCAGATCATGATGACATGGTTGACTGCACAAGTATGGCGTTAGCTCGGTTCAGGAATGGTGGATTCATCAGCTTGGACAGCGACGAAAAAGATGACATTTACTCAATACCCCGTAAAGCGGCGTATTACTAAGGATCAAAGATGGCTACCAACATCGACAAAGCACTGTACCAACAACCCACAGGGATTGACGCATTAGCGCAAGACGAAGAGGCGATTGAAATTGAGATTGTTGATCCAGAAGAAGTCAACATCAAAGCAGGTGATTTAGAGATCAGTATTGGCGAGGGCGAGGAAGAAGACTTCTCTGCTAACTTGGCAGAAGAAGTGGCTGAAAGCGTGTTGGCTACTTTAGGTGGCGACTTGTCGGGTGACATTGACAACGATAAGAACAGCCGCAAAGATTGGGAGAAAGCATACACAGAAGGTTTAAAACTTTTGGGCTTGCAGATCGAAGAGCGCACGGAACCTTGGAATGGTGCGTCAGGTGTATTCCACCCCATGATTACAGAAGCTGTTGTCAGATTCCAAGCTGAGACAATCACTGAAACTTTCCCTGCGCAAGGCCCAGTGCGCACCAAGATCATTGGCAAAGAGACACCCGATAAAAAGGAAGCTGCTGCTCGTGTTCAAGATGATATGAACTATCAGTTGACTGAGAAGATGGTTGAGTTCCGCCCAGAGCATGAGCGCATGTTGTGGTCACTGCCAGCCACAGGTTCAGCATTTAAGAAGGTGTACTTTGATCCCAATTTGGGACGTCAGGTTTCGATCTTCATCCCTGCGGAAGACATCATCTTGCCGTATGACACAACGGAGATGGATACGTGCTACCGCATCACCCATGTGATGCGTAAGACAAAGAATGAAATCATCAAGCTGCAGCAAGCTGGCTTCTACCGTGATGTTGAGTTGTCAGGCCCTGATAAATCTGTCAGTGATATTCAGAAAGCCAAAGACAAAGAGACGGGCTTCAGTGACATCAATGATGATCGTTACACACTGTATGAGTGCCACGTTGACTTAGACCTCAAGGGGTTTGAAGATGAAGAAGATGGTGAGAAGACCGGCATCATGTTGCCATACGTGGTCACACTCATCAGAGGCACAAACGATGTATTGGCAATTCGTCGCAACTGGGAAGAAGATGACCCACTCAAACTCAAGCGCCAGCATTTTGTTCATTACCAGTACATCCCGGGTTTTGGAGCTTACGGCTTCGGGCTTTTCCATCTTATCGGAGGCTTTGCTAAATCCGCTACGTCACTCATGCGGCAACTCATCGATGCCGGAACTCTTGCCAACTTGCCCGGTGGACTTAAAACCCGTGGCCTGCGCATCAAGGGCGATGACACGCCCATCGCACCGGGTGAATTCCGTGACGTAGATGTAGGCTCCGGCACAATCCGCGACAACATCTTGCCACTGCCATACAAAGAGCCAAGCCAGACCTTGTATGTGCTTTTGCAAAACATTGTGGAAGAAGGCCGCAGGTTTGCCTCTACCGCTGACATGAAGGTGTCTGACATGAGTGGCAACGCTCCTGTAGGTACAACACTGGCACTGTTGGAAAGACAACTCAAGGTCATGACGGCTGTTCAAGCCCGTGTGCACTTTGCGTTGAAGCAAGAGTTGGGTCTGCTCAAAAACATCATCCGTGATTACTCGGACACTGACTACTTGTATGAGCCAGAAGGCACTGCAGGCCCACGCGCCAAACAGTCTGACTACGAACACGTAGATGTGATCCCTGTGTCTGACCCCAACGCCGCGACAATGAGTCAACGTGTTGTGCAGTACCAAGCTGTGATTCAGATGGCGCAGATGGCCCCTGATATTTATGACTTGCCACAACTGCATCGCCGTATGTTGGAAGTGCTTGGCATTAAGAACGCAGACAAGTTGGTGCCACTGGAAGAAGACCAGAAGCCCACAGACCCTGTGTCAGAAAACCAGAATGTGCTCAAGGGCAAACCACTCAAGGCGTTCATGTACCAAGATCATCAGTCGCACATCCAAGTGCACATGATGTTGTTGCAAGACCCACTGATCCAGCAGTTCATTGGTCAGAACCCACGCGCCCCTGCTATCCAAGCCGCACTCACTGCACACGTTGCAGAACACGTTGGCTACATGATGCGTCAGAAGATTGAGCAGCAACTTGGTATGCCACTGCCACCCGAAGACGAGAAGTTGCCACCGAACGTGGAGATCGCTTTGTCTGCAATGATGGCGCAAGCAGCACAGCAAGTACTTCAACAAGATCAAGCAAAAGCCGCGCAGATGCAAGCACAGCAGCAAGCACAAGACCCCGTGGTTCAGATGCAGTTGCAAGAGTTGCAGATCAAGCAAGGCGAGTTGGCGTTGAAGAAGCAGAAGTTGGCGCTGGATGCAACCATCGCTACCGACAAGCAAGAGTTGGAAGAGCAAAAGGTCAGCGGTCGTTTGGAACTCGATGCCCTCAAAGTGGGTGCGCAAATCAACGAAAGCAAATCCAAACAGCAGTTTGAACAAGAACGTGCCGGTATCCAGATGGGTGCTGACATCGCAAAGAACAAAGCTCAGATGGACTTACAAGCCCGCACAACAGCATTGCAACGAAACCAACCAAAAACGGAACCTAAATCATGATCCAAGAATTCGCACGTGTATTGCGCGACAAAATACGCACTGACATGAACAACTACGCCGATGACTTGGCGGGGGGTGGATGTCGAACATTCGAGGAATATCAAAAACTCTGCGGGATTATTCAGGGTCTAGCCCTTGCAGAGCGTTACTTACTTGACCTTGCGCAGAAAGTAGAAGATGCAGACTGATTCAGGTTTAATCTTGCCCCCCGGTATTTCGTTACCGCCACACATCCAGCCAGTCGAACAGCCTGACGAAGATGATGACAACGATACAAAAGCTGGCGCACTACCATCCCCCACAGGTTGGAAGTTGCTTTGTGTAGTACCCGAAGTCGAAGCAAAGATTGCAGGTACATCACTAGATCTCGTGAGAGATTCAGCCACTATGCGTCAAGAAGAACACGCCACCACGGTGTTGTTTGTATTGCGTGTAGGCCCCGATGCGTACAAAGACAGCGCCAAATTTCCTAACGGAGCATGGTGTAAAGAAGGCGACTTCGTGTTAGTGCGTACCTATTCCGGCACAAGATTCAAAATCTTTGGCAAGGAGTTCCGTCTCATCAACGACGACCAAGTTGATGCTGTTGTGCTAGACCCTCGCGGCTTAACCCGCGCTTGAAAGGAAGAAAATGGAACCATACAAGTTTCCCGATGAAATTGAAGACAGTTCATCAGAAAAAGAGAACGAAAGTACTGATATTGAGATAGAAATCGTTGACGATACCCCCGAAAAAGACCGTGGCCGCAAGGCTTTGGATCGTGACGTGGAAGATCCGTCTGACGATGAACTCGATACGTACTCTGATGGCGTTAAAAAGCGCATCAAAGAGCTAACACACGCCCGTCATGACGAGCGCCGTGCAAAAGAAGCCCTTGCTCGTGAAAAACAAGAGTTGGAGCGCATTGCGCAACACATTCTGGAAGAGAACAAGCGTCTCAAACAGCACGTAAGCACGGGTGAACAGACTTATTCTGAAACAATCAAGGCAGCAACACATGCTGAGCTTGAAAATGCTAAGCGTAAGTACAAAGAAGCATACGAAGCAGGCGATTCTGACGCCCTGTTGGAGGCACAAGAAGCCCTAACAGACGCCAAAATGCGTGTGGAAGCTGCAAAAAACTTTAAACCGACCCCTTTACAACAAGATGATATTGATGTACAAATCAAACCATCTCCTCCACCTCGGCCCGAGATCGACGACAAAACACTGCGCTGGCAGGCAAAAAACCAGTGGTTTGGGCAACCGGGGTATGAAGAATTAACCAGCTTTTCTCTAGGGCTGCATCAAAAACTAGTGAACTCGGGGGTTGACCCTCGCTCTGATGATTACTTCGAGCGCATTGATGCTCGCATGAAATCGACTTTTCCAGAAGTATTTGGGAAAGAGGAAAAGCCTAAATCGGTTGATGGCTCTAAGAAACCTGCAACAGTAGTTGCTTCCGCGACACGTTCGTCTGGGGCAAGAAAAGTTGAAATGTCGCCAACGCAAGTCGCCTTGGCTAAAAAATTTGGATTGACCCCACAGCAATATGCTGTTGAATTGGCAAAATTGGAGAAACAAAATGGCTGAAACTATTGACCGCATTGCACGTGATTTAAAAACACGCGAAAAATCTGCTCGTGCTGTATACGTACCGCCGAGTAATCTGCCCGATCCACTGCCGCAACCGGGAGTTGTGTTTCGCTGGGTAGCGACACATATTCTGGGACAAGCAGAGGTTACCAACGTGTCACGCAGAATGCGTGAAGGCTGGGAGCCAGTGAAGGCAGAAGACCATCCGGAATTGATGTTGGTAGGTAATGAAAAAACTGGGAATGTGGAAATTGGTGGCCTCATGCTTTGCAAGATGTCAGCAGAAAAAGCCCAAGCCCGTGATGCTTATTACGACCAACAAGCTCAAAACCAGATGGATTCAGTTGACAATAATTTTATGCGTCAAAATGATCCACGTATGCCGCTGTTTGCCGAACGCAAGTCGTCAACAACGCGTGGTGGATTTGGTTCTGGTTCTAAATAAACTTAGGAGTCCTTAAATGGCATCTACCGCTTCTCCCTACGGCCTTCGCGCCGTAAACGAGTTGGGCGGCCTACCATACGCTGGTAGCACCCGTTCATTCTTGATTGACCCAGCGGGTTACAACACGAACATCTTCAATGGTTCGATCGTTGCAATCAATACGTCTGGTTACATTAACATCGTCACCACAAATGGCGATAACAGCACACCGTTCCCCGCAGGTACTATCGGCGTTTTCGTCGGTTGCTCCTTTGTGAACGCACAAGGTCAAACAATGTACTCACAGTACTACCCTGCCAACACAGCTTCTGTGAACGGCTCGGCCATTACTGCATACGTAATTGATGACGACCGCGCTGTCTTCCAAGTGCAAGCTGCTGGTACTCTGGCACAAACTGCCTTGGGCATGAACGTGTTCTTGAACGCTGTTCAAAGCACTTCAACAGGTTCTACAACCACCGGCAATTCCAATACGGCTGTTAGCACTTCTGCTGCTGCCACATCTGGTTATGCCTTCCGTGTTGTTGGTTTTGCAGACGTTCCCGGATTCTCAACTGTTGGCGACGCCTTCACTGACATCTTGGTCAAGTTCAATCCCGGCGCACATTCATACAGCAACGCCACCGGCGTGGCATAAGGAGTAACTTAAAATGGCAATTTCACGCGCACAACTACTTAAGGAACTCCTCCCCGGCCTGAACGCATTGTTCGGTATGGAGTACGCACGCTACGGCGAAGAGCACAAAGAAATCTACGAAACAGAGAAATCTGAGCGTAGCTTCGAAGAAGAGACAAAGCTTGCTGGCTTTGGTTCTGCTCCCGTCAAGAATGAAGGTTCAGCCATTGCGTATGACAACGCACAGGAAGCCTTCACAGCACGTTACAACCACGAGACTATCGCCCTTGGCTTCTCCATCACTGAAGAAGCTGTGGAAGATAACTTGTACGACAGCTTGTCTGCTCGTTACACAAAGTCTTTGGCCCGTGCTATGTCTTACACCAAGCAAGTTAAAGCCGCATCCGTTATCAACAACGGTTTCAACGGTTCATACTTGGGCGGTGACGGCGTCACTTTGTTCGGTAACAACAGTTCTAGCACTCGCGTTGGTCACCCACTCGTTAACGGTGGTGTGAACTTCAACAGCCCAACAGTTGGTGTTGACTTGAACGAAACATCTTTGGAAAATGCTGTGATTCAAATCGCTGCGTGGACTGATGAACGCGGTCTGTTGATCGCCGCCAAGCCCCGTAAGATGATTATCCCCCCAGCACTGATGTTCGTTGCTAAGCGTTTGCTTGACACTGAACTGCGTGTACAAACTTCTGACAACGACATTAACGCGTTGAAACAGATGGGCGCAATCCCTGAAGGTTACACAGTTAACCACTACCTGACCGACTCAAACGGCTGGTATTTGATTACTGATGTGCCTAACGGTATGAAGCATTTCGAACGCGTCGCCTTGCAGAACAGCATGGACGGTGATTTCGATACAGGTAACGTTCGTTACAAAGCCCGTGAGCGTTATAGCTTCGGCTGGTCTGATCCTCTCGGTATGTGGGGTTCAGCAGGCGCTTAATGCGTTTGTGAAAAGGGGGCTTGTGCCC